GTATGAGCGTGCGTCTTGCTGATGAAACACCTCGTCCGCGACCTCGTCCACGACCTGGTGCTGGACGGGCTCGTTTGTCTCCATCACTGGAAACGTCGGTCTCGTCGGCGCCGGATCGAACATCCGGTCCATTAGTATCAGAGTCACTGCTACTTTTATCTTCAACTACAAAATCAACAAGATTGCCATCCTCATCAGCATCACTCTCACTTGAGATGTCCTCTGTATCATAGGACACCTCAGATGAAACACTCCCAGACTCGTTCGAGTCATAATCTTCATCGGCGTAATCATCCTCGCACACCTCCTGAGGAGTGTAACGCTCAGGTGCTTTTACAATGCGACCAGACCGCGTCTTATTGACCGTGACTTTTGGGGTCTGGGAAGTGTCCTTCCCCGATTGCTGCTCCGGTTGGGTTGACATCAATCTCTGCATCTTCAGGGGCTAAATCGTTTAAGTACTTTGGAAAGAAGTACAGACCATTTTTATTGGCGAGTTCAAATAAAGTCGTCTCACCTTCAACACCCATCTGAACGGCGATAGACTCGAGTTTCTCCTGATGTTCATGATCATCTGCTCGCCGAATGAAGAGAGACAGGTTACGAACATCTTCAATCGCTTGGTAAAGTCCCCCAGCTCTTTGCTCGAGACTTTTTTGTTGGTTTTCGAAATCCGCCAGATGACTTTGAAGCAGTTCCCATGTTTTTGGGTCGAGTCCAGAGTACGGGTGCACTTCTCTGAGGAACCGATTCTTCTTGCCACCAAAAGTCGGGAACAAGATCACGAATAGACACATAAGTAGAATTATCCACAGCAACATTGCTGCGTAACTCGGCTACTATACTCGGAGAAAGAATATGTTCTCGTCCTACAAACTTTTGATCCTTGCATTCATCATCATGACACAATTGACAAATGCGCCCACGTGAAATACCAAACCAAACGTGATTTGACTTGTGTTCACTCTGAATTCGTTCACAATACTTTGAATCAGTCTGGACAATGATTCGATCTTCTCCTTTTCGCATAACACGACGGACATTTGCGAGCTCCTGACCTTTCATGTTTTTTCGTATGAATTTTTCCAATGGTGCACACGTGATTTCGACATTCACAGACTCTTTGGATATTTCGTTTGTACGAACTGCAAATAATTTCATCGTTTCAACCGATGGAACTGTATCAAAAACATGTCCATTCAACTCTCGCCAAGGCGTATAAGGACCAGAATCTATTGCTCCACGATCGCGTTTATGGGACCATAGCATTCGAAGACCAGATCCTCCATACACACTTGCATCGATACGTTGACTCCATTCCGGGTCATCTGGTAATTCGAGGAGAATACGAGTTCGTAAAGCAAGTGCTTCAGACTTTGTAACATATACATCTGGCCAATGAATGTGAACTCCAGATTTTACGAGTCCATCAACAATTCGAGGTTCTGCTCGAGCTATACAACAACGACCTTTTTGGACCACAGAGTGCATGACCGCGACGAGATTCAATATCTCGTCACCGGGGAGTGCTTCTGGTCCTTTATAATCAAGGTCGACGAAAAACTTGAAAACGTCAGTCTTTTGTTCTACAACATACAGTTTCTTACCAATGCGTATGTCATGAACACATTCTACGTAAAATTCTTCAAGTTGTTCAAAAGGAACTTGAAGAATTCCACCATCCATAAGGACGTGTGTTCCTGGACCCTTGTCCGTCATCCATTTCTCCATACTCTGTTATACAGTGTATCTTTTTAGTCTGTGTCAGAATCGTGCGTCAGACGACTCCAGAAATCTTTAATTTTCATAATAATAATTGGCTCCTCTGTCGAAGGAGGTGAAGCCTCCTCCTTCTTCTCTTCCACCTTCACCTCTGGCTCTGGCTCTGGAGCCTTATTCACCTCTTCAGGTTCTGGAATCTCTTTCTTTAATTCCTCTTTTTTCATTTCATAGATGATGTCGACGAGTGTCATGGTCTTTGCAATATCGTCGGGATCACCATGTCCTCGAGCCTGGACGAGTAGTTCGGCAAACATACGTTTTGACTTTGTCATCTAGTGTGTGTCAATATTTTCTCATGATGATTCTTGCGCAAGTTTTAAGAACGAAAATAAAAATTTGTACGTTGAGTTGATGAAAGAGCTGCATGAAAATCTGGGTTTGTGATGACGTGTGTACGTATCATGTCCCATAGGTTTTCACGAGCTGTGATTCCTTCGAGTGTATCAAACTCCACTTTGTCATTTTCATCATAATTTTTACGAAAATATGTTTGACGATTTTCCATCTTTGATTTTTCTTCATTAAATCGTCGAATGATATATGTATGTTCACGAGCAGTCATGGGCAAATCAATAACATATACATGATATATACTCGTAACATCATCTTCAATGTCAGCCTCTGAATCACCTGGACCTTTGTACTTTGTTGCAAAATGAAAATATGAATATGCTCCACGTTTCAGGTTAATAGTGCCTCGAGTTTCCTCTTCGAGTTCTCGGACTGCACACCGCAAAGGGTTAATAACCTCACGTCGTCGACACCCTCCAGTGACAAACGTCCACTCTTGATATCGACGATCATGAACAATAAGCATGTACTGCTTATTATCAATCGTCGTCACTGGTATCGCTATACTTTTGTGCCTCTCCCGACATGGTTGGTCGCTCGGGGAATTCATTCCCTCCTATTGATTCATTTGTAAAATAATTCATCAGCTTTCCCCCGCCCCGTGATGGTTGATAAGTAATAAGAAAGAGGAGTCCGATAAGGAGGACCCATTTCCATATTTGCATTTAGTTTAACGTGACAAACTTAATTGACGGGCTGAACGAGCGGTGTGCCCGTCTCCGCCTTGGCTGAAAATGTATGTGCAAAGGGGTTGTTGTTGAGCACTTTGGATGCCAGACCCAGATTGTTTGTTGTTGATCGGAAATCAGTCTGTCCCTTAAAGACGTTCAGACGATCATACTGATTTGGAACGTAACGAGAACCACGGCTCGCATCTGCTGGGCGAACTGGGAGGGCACCAGCCTCGAGACGCGTGTTTGTGTTTGCACCCACTGCACCAACAGGGTCGGCACGAACGTTCATACGGGCTCCATTTGCAGCACGGTCAGGGTTTACACGATTATTCGACCAACGCATTGGATCTTCGTATGCGTGACCGTAGCCCTCGTAGACCATGTACTGACCAGGACCCATTTCGAGACCATCTCGGCGTGACCCCGTCTCCTGTCGATTTGTCGTACGACGAGTCTTTTGGAAATCAGGACGTCCTTCTGGTGCGGTAATGGCACCACCCTGACCCTGACCGCGTGTTTGCATTGGCGCGTAGTGAGACGTCTTTGAAATTTTTGCTGGGTGGGAAATCATACCCAGTGTTGTACCGCCATTCTTGATGACGGGATTGGCTGGTCCTCCCCACGTGCCAGGCAGATTGGTCAGGCGCTCCTCGTTCATGTTGTTGGGCAGAATGCGGAAAAATTGCTGGAAACCGCCGGAAGCAGGTGTGTCCGGAGAGAGACCAAGACCGCGTCCGACGTATTTCTTGTCCGCTGGGTTGATATTGTTCATTTTGTTTGTAACTGGCTCGCGGCTCCCGTCTGTCGTGTACACGGGCTGACCGAACGGAAAACGACTTCCGGATGGTGTAAGGTCAGCCAGATTTGGAACAGCATCTTTTGGTGGCAGACGGAACCCACCTGAAAAGCCACGTCCTGAGTTTGGCTCTGTATTTAGTTGATCGAGCGAGTTGTCCACGTTCTGGGGAAGGTTGTACTGAATAAGGTCAAACTTTGAAACCTGGTCTGGCATTGAAGGCATCACAGCCTTTTCAGCCTGATCTTCCTTGGCGTCGCTGAGTTTCTTTCCGGCAAAAACCAGTCCGACAACGGCGGCAAGGCTGAAGGGATCCATCTATTATTTACTTTCTATTTTTTATCCAACGGGCTCCACCAGGAGCCCGTTTACTGCTTGTCTGTTGGGTAACGTTTTGCATATGACATCGACTGGTACATAGCATACGTGCTTGTGGGGTCCCACGTCAAGAATTTATTGACGGGATTGACAATGTACAAGTCTGGGAAATCGTACGGCTTGTCAGCATAGTATTTGTTATTACGGGAAGTTGTCTGTGAGCGAAGAGCATCATCCGTCATCACCATAACCTCGTAGTTTGTGTTTCTAGGTCCATAG